CCGGTCAGCCCGGTATCGACTACCGCTGCGTTATCACCTACAAGGATGCCTCCACCGGGCTGTCCATTACCCATCCGCTGACCATTTCCTTCTCTCGTGTGGTCAACGGCTCCGGCATTACCGACCTGTTGGTCAGCACCCCCTCCGGTAATGTGTTCAAAAACAGCGAGGTCGCCACTCTGACCGCTACCGCCGAACTGTGGAGAGGTTCCACTGTGGATACCACCAATGTGTCCTACAAGTGGGCTATTATGGACTCCACCGTTACCAGCACTACTTCCTCCGGCTATGATGCCGACTTTGGCACAGGTTGGCGCAAGCTGTCCGACACCACGGGTATGTATTCCGGCACCACCACATCCACCATCACGGTATATGCCGCCGCGGTGAACAGTTATGCCGTTTTCCGCTGCGTGGCCACGGATGCCGATTCCACCTCCGCCACCTACAACTCCGATTTCACGGATGTTGCCACCTTCATCGACAACTCCGACCCTCTGCAGGTGGTTATTACCTCTACGGGCGGCGATGTGTTCAAAAACGGCGAAGGATCCACGGTGCTGACTGCTGTCTGCTACCAGGCCGGTGTGGAGGTGGACGCCGATGGCAAGGGTACTTATACCTGGACCAAATATAACAAGGACGGTGCCATTGACACCAACTGGGGTACTTCCGGCAGCAAAACGGGCAAGACTCTGTCCGTTTCCAATACCGATGTAGACACCAAGGCGACCTTTATGGTGGTCGTAACCCTGTAAGGAGGAATATCTATGACGGCGGTCGCACAGTACACAATCTCAAACAGCTACGATGTGGTCACATCTGATACGCCGCCGGAGAATCCTTATGTGGGTATGCTGTGGGTCAACACAGCAACCACACCACCGGAAACTATGGTGTGGGATGGGCAAGGTTGGGCGGTACAGAATGATCTGGAAAACCTCCGAGAAACCGTGTCCACCCACACCACTCGTTTTGGCGAGTTTCAAAGCGGCATCGATGGTCTGAACAGTTATGTCGGTACGCTGACTGAAAAAGTGGAAACCGTTGAGACTGCCCTGGGCGAAGAAGAAACAAAGGTCCTGGAAATGCAGAGCCAGGTATCCCAGCTGGAGCATACCGTTTCGGGCCTTTCTCTGACTATGCAGGAGCAGTTCGCTGGCGGCATCAACTACATCAAAAACTCTGCCGGACTCAACGGCATCACGGATGATTGGACAACCTCTGGGACCGTTTCTACGGATTCTTCCACGGATGTTCAAAACAACACCTCTTCGGACTCTGCCTTCGTCCTGGGCGACACCTCGACCTTACAGCAGGTGATTACTGGCGTTGTTCCTGGCACCTATGCCGTTTCCATCCGAGCAAAAAAGACGGCGTCAAGCTACACCTCCTATTTCCGGGTCACCTACAACGGCACGAAATATGTGGATCTATTCAACACAACAGGCACTTTCGGCTGGACGGAGTATACTGCGGTCATTTCTGATGTGCAGGACGGCACCATCACTATTACCGCCTATAACCGCCTGGCAAGCCTCTATGTCTCGGACATTGTCCTGGCAGAAGGTAGCACCGTCCATAAATGGACACCGGCTCCCAACGAGATTTATACCACTGAGGTAAAAATCGACCGCCGGGGCATTGAGGTTTCTAATGCCGATTCCGCACAGAGAACAGTAATCAATAATACGGAGTTCTCCGGCTACTACAACGAGGAAAAAATCTTCACCCTGAACAAGGATGAAACTATCACAAAGAAAACCACCGTCGACGGCGAATTGACGGTGGGCAAGACAAAGTTCGTCCCGATGGCCACGGCATCTGAAGGATTGAACATTGTAATTTTGGATTAAGGAGGGACGCATAATGGCAACTGGCAAATCCGGTTCTTTTACCATTGCAGGTGATAAAGGTACAACCATGAAAATCTTATGGTCTGAAACCTATGATACCATCAACAACACTTCTGTTGTAACCGTTACGGACCTCCAGTTCAAAAACACATGGTGGTATGGTTTTACCTACTACTTAAGCGGCACATTGTCCATCAATGGAACTACTGTTGTAACCTTTAATTCAAACCTTGGCGGCCACATGGCAAACAACAGTAACATGGATGCATTTTTCTCGATTATCACAAATGACGGGTTTGATGCAGCACCATGGGGTAATGTGACGGTGTCTCATGCTGCTGACGGCACAGCGACCTGCCCGATTGCTCTAAATGTACGAGGCTGGAATGTGAACGAATCCGGTGCTAACGGATTTAAGGTGAACGGATCTTCGGATGTCACACTTACCGCCATCGACCGGGCTGCACCCACGGTTACCTGCTCTGTATCCGAGATTGCTGCTAACAGCTTCAAAATCACTGCTACGTCCTCTGCTGCCGCAGACGAATGGAGTTACAGCCTGGATGATGGAATTTCTGGCCATGGTTTCACACCCACAACCACCACATCCGGTAGCGTTACAGTTGACGGCTTGGAGCCAAACACCACCTACTATGTGCGTGTAGCTGTTCGGAAGAAGAGCAACCATGTCTATGGTGAATCTAGCAGTATCAGCGTAAAAACCCTGGGCGGCGCGGCAATCAACAGTTGCCCAACTATTACGGCAGATGCCGCTACAGTCACATTCAAGCCAAACATCACCGTCTACGATGCGTCCTATTCCTACTACCTATCCATCTGGAATGGTTCTACCGAGTATTTGGCACTCTCGGCAAGAACATGGTCTGTCGGTACGGCTGACCGGACAATTACGCTCTCCCAAACGGAGCGGGCGGATTTGCTGGATGCAATGGCAAGTCTCAAATCCTTTACGGCGACCATTAAGGTGGTCACCAAGAGTGGCTCGACCCAAATTGGCAACACCTCGTCAAAGACTTGTACCGTGCAGACTACAGCGGCCAATTCCGGCCCCACCATGACTGCGTTTACCTATAAGGATAGCAGAACGAACACAACGGCTATCACGGGAAATGATCAGCTGTTTATCCAGACCTACTCCTATCTGTATGTGACTCCCGGCGTTGCCACAGCAAAAAATGGTGCAACCATCGTGAAATATGCCGCCACCTGTAACGGCGTGACAGCGTCCAACACAACGGGAGCTGCGATTAATCTGAATGGCATTGCCAAATCCGGCACATTGGATGTTGTGGTGACTGCTACCGACTCCCGTGGTTATACGGTCAGCAATACACAGCAGATTACGGTCATCCCGTATGCAAAGCCGAAGGTGTCCTCTATTACACTCCGCCGTACCAATGACATCGAGGCAGAAATGCAGCTGGTGTTTAACGGTACGATTTCGCCCATCACCGTGGATGGAACACAGAAAAACAGTCTGAAATATGTCCAGTACCGCTACAAGCTAACCAGCGAAACTAGCTACGGTGCTTACACGAATATCACTTCTTCGGTCACTCAAAACGGCACCAGCTTCTCGTTTTCCAATCTGGAATTGTGTAGCCTGGATGCCAACTCCTCCTACGATTTCCATCTGTACATCCGGGATCAGCTGAACACGCTTTCACCGCTCAGCCTGTACTTTACTGTTCCCCAGGGTACGCCGTTGGTGGCGTTGCGAAAGAAGATGGTGGGTATCAATACGCCCTCCCCGGATGCCGCACTCCATGTGGTCGGAGATGGTCACATTGTAGGTGACGTTCGCATTGAAGGAACACTCACCCCGGACCAAATTGACTATGATTTTGGCGACCCACCGTTCTACTACGGAACCTGCGCTACGGCATCGGCAACGGTGGCAAAGGTGGTCACTTGCTCCGGTTTTGTTTTGAAAACAGGTGCCGCAATCGCAGTAAAGTTCACAAACACCAATACTGGTGCATCACCTACGCTGAATGTCAACAGTACGGGAGACAAAGCCATAAAGCAATATGGATCTACCGCAGCCAATACCTATCATTGGAGAGCTGGCGAAGTAGTGGTGTTCGTCTATGACGGCTCCTACTGGGAGATGGTAAGTAAATCCACAGCAACGACATCGTATTACGGTCTGACAAAGCTATCTTCTAGCACTTCTTCCACCAGCACCGTTCTGGCGGCGACAGCCTCTGCGGTAAAAGCGGCGTATGATCGTAACTCGTGGGACAGCATTTCGCTGACCAATGCCTTGGCAATTGCCTACGGCGGCACCGGGGCAACTACTGCCGCAGCTGCAAGGTCGAATTTAGGAATTACCGCTACATCCCTTTACAGCGGCACCTTGAGTAGCGGTAGCATTACCTTCAACTACGGCAATTACAACTTCTATGTTGTGACCGGCCGTGTTACCTCGTCCGGCTCGTTGCTGTGTTCTGTCATCCCCAAGGGTCTGCTTACCACATCCGATGTTGCATACCAGTTTGCTGATGAGTCGTATTTCCGGGCATTCAAGCTGAAATACTCCGGCTCGACTGTAACGCTGACAGTCGGCAATGGCTACGGGTCCATCACCAGCGTTTATGGCATCACATAAGGAGGTCAAAATGCAAGTAATCACAGATGAGAGAGGCTTTGTCCTCAGTTTTGCCTTTATAGGCAATATGGTCGGCGCAACCGAAGTGCCGGAGCCGGAAGACCTGGAACTGTTTTTGCACCAGTTTTATGCGTTTCACCTGGTAGATGGTAAGTTGGTTTATGACGCTGCCGAGTCAGAATCAGTACAAACAGAGGAACGCAAAACAGAGTACCGCCGCCGCCGGGAAACAGAATGCTTTAGCATTATCAACCGTGGACAGCTTTGGTATGAAGGCATTTCCATTACCCAACTGTTAGAACTGCGGCAGTGGTATAAAGCGTGGCTGAATGTCACGGAAACAATGGTCATCCCGGAGAAACCGAGATGGCTGGAATAAGGAATTTGGGCATCCGCAAGGGTGCCTATTTTCATATAAAAACATGAATTTTAGGAGGAAAAGAGCAATGGATCTCACCACCCTTGCGGCAACGATTACTGCTCTCGGTGTCGTTTTTGGCGCCATCTTTGCCGTACACAAATGGTTCTTGAAGCAGGAAAAGCAGGACAAGGACATCAAGGCCATCAAGGAAGAGCAGAGTATTCTGACCCAGGGCATTCTTGCTTGCCTTATGGGTCTGCATGAGCAGGGCTGCAACGGCCCTGTCACCGCTGCTATTGAGCAGATTGAAACCCATCTGAACAAACAGGCTCACAAATAAGGAGGAAACTACTATGACTGATATTACCACCATCCCCGCTCTGGCGGCTATCGTGTACACCATCATCGACATTACCAAGACTGCCATGGGCGGCGACGAGAAGTTCAAGCGATTCATTCCGCTGATTGCTTGCGTCCTGGGCGCTGTCTGCGGCGTTGTCGCATTCTACTGTGTTCCCGGCACAATGGCAACCGAGAATCTGCTTGTTGCCATCGTTATCGGCGCAGCAAGCGGACTGTCTGCTACCGGCACCAACCAGGCGGTCAAGCAGCTGGCTCCTACCAAGAAGGGGGAATAATCCATGAACCTGCATAAGCTGATTTTTACGGAGAATGCTTGCTATAAAGCCGGCCGGAAAATCACGGTCAAAGGCATTATGGTTCATTCCACCGGAGCGAATAACCCCTGGCTGAAACGCTATGTGGGTCCCGATGACGGCTTACTGGGTAAAAACCAGTACAACAACCATTGGAATACTTATCACCCCGGCGGCAGAGAGGTCTGCGTTCACGGCTTCATTGGCAAACTGGCGGATGGTTCTGTGGCAACCTACCAGGTATTGCCCTGGGATCACCGTGGTTGGCACGCAGGCGGCTCTGCAAACAACACCCATATCAGCTTTGAAATCTGTGAGGACGGTCTCGCTGATGGCACCTACTTCAAAAAGGTGTATCAGGAGGCCGTCGAACTTTGTGCCTATCTGTGCAAGCTGTATGGTCTGACCGAGAAGGATATCATCTGCCACTCCGAGGGTTATAAGCGCGGCATTGCCTCCAACCACGGCGATGTCATGCATTGGTTTCCCAAGCACGGCAAGAGCATGGACACCTTCCGTGCCGCCGTCAAGGAACTGCTGACCGCTGATGTGGATGCCCCCGTCCAGGAGGAAACGCAGCCCACACCCACCGAACATCCCGAAAAGCTGACCTCCGGCTATTACCGGGTCCGCAAGACCTGGAAGGACAGCAAGTCCCAGATTGGTGCTTACCGTATTCTTGCCAATGCCAAGGCAGCTGCGGACAAGAACCCCGGCACATTCGTTTTCACTAATGACGGTGTTGCTATCTACCCTGTGGAGAAGCCTGCCGAGGAAACCTATCGGGTCCATACCGTGGTCAAGGGCGATACCCTTTGGGACATCGCCAAGAAGTATCTGGGCGACGGCTCTCGTTATCCCGAAATCAAGACCCTCAACGGTCTGGATTCCAATGTCATCTATAGCGGTTGGAAGCTGAAAATCCCTAACTAACACGACACCCCCAATCACTACTCGTTAGTGGTTGGGGGCTTTCTTTTTTGCTCGTCATGACAAAACATTTTTGCCCAGGGGGTTAAATTTGGCCATTTCCGTGGCGGTACTACGAAAAAACCATCAGAAGGAGGTTATTCGGAGTGACGACACAGGAAATTGAAAGAATCAAGGATTTACAGAATAAAGGCTACGGCTACCGAAAAATAGCCGCCGAGACAGGAATATCGGTGAACACAGTCAAATCATACTGCAAGCGGCATTCCGCAAAAAACGAGGCGGTAGAAGCCGTTATTGCGAAACCGTGCCTTCACTGCGGCAAACCGCTGACACTCCGCTTTTCTGCCAAAGAAAAACGATTCTGTGATGATAAGTGTCGGATGGCTTGGTGGAATGCTCATCGGTCAGAAGTTCAGCGCAAAACATACCATAAGCGAATCTGTCCCAGCTGCGGCATTGAATTTGCTGTGTACGGAAAGAAGGATCAGCGTTTCTGTTCCAGGGCTTGCTATGGTATCAGCCGCCGGAAGGCGGTGGATGAATGAGCGATGCAATCATCTCTTTTCGTGCAGCCATGGCGGTGGCTTGGGGAATGCTCCAGGAGGGCATCATCAGCGAAGAGGAGTATTGTCAAATAGAGGCTACTATTGCCAGTAATAAGGGTGTAGATTTGTCAACTTTATGTTGCAGAAATCCCTTGATATTCCGGGGTTTTAGAGCGAATATGTCACTACCAAACAGCAAAGGAGGTGGCATTAATGCCTAGAATTATTCGGAAAGTGGAGGCTATCGCACCGGCCGCTCCTGCTTTGAAAAAGGTCGCTGCCTACGCCAGAGTTTCCTCCGGCAAGGATGCAATGCTCCACTCTTTGTCAGCCCAGGTCAGCTATTATAATGACTACATCCAACAGCAGCCCGGTTGGGTTTTTGCAGGAGTGTACGCAGACGAGGCGTTGACCGGCACCAAGGACACACGTGCCGATTTTCAGCGGTTACTTGGCGACTGCCGCCAGGGCAAAGTTCACATGGTGTTGACCAAGTCCATATCAAGATTTGCCCGTAATACGGTTACCCTACTGGAAACGGTCCGGGAACTGAAAGACATGGGTGTTGATGTTTATTTTGAAGAGCAGAATATACACACCATGAGCGCGGACGGCGAGTTGATGCTGACCATTCTGGCGTCCTACGCACAGGAGGAAGCAAGGTCCGCCAGCGAAAACCAGTTGTGGCGGGTCAAAAGGAATTTTGAGAGCGGTAAGCCTTGGAATTGCACCATGCTCGGTTATCGGTACGACGGCAGCCAGCTTCAGATTGTGCCGGAGGAGGCCGAGATTGTACGGCGAGTTTTCCGGCTTTATCAAGACGGCTTTGGTACGCAGGTGATTGCCAAGCACCTAAACCGAGACGGTCTGTTGACCCGCCAAGGGAAGCCCTGGACCCGCAACAGCGTGGTGCTTGTTTTGAAGAATTATGCCTATACCGGAAACCTGGTACTGCAACGCACCTACAACGAGAATTACATTACCAAGCGGAAAATGCTGAATGACGGTCAATTGCCCCAGTACCACGCAACCGATACCCACGAAGCAATTATCGACCTGGACACTTTCCTGGCGGTGCAGCTGGAAATGGAGCGACGGGCAAAAGCCTACACCAAGACCGGCACCACCACAGCGTATCCCTTTTCCAGAAAATTGATTTGTGGCATCTGTGGTCAGCCATACCGCAGGAAAGTATCCCACGGCATTGCAAAGTGGGTATGCCCGACCTACTTCAATTTGGGAAAGGATGCCTGCCCATCCAAAGCAGTACCGGAGTACATTCTGATGCCTTTGGCTATCGAACTCGCCGGGTCCGATGACCGCATTCAAAGCGGCATCGAACACATCGATGTACATCCTGGCAATCGCCTGGTTTTCCATCTAGCAGACGGTCGCACCGCCGAGCGGATTTGGAAAGATCGCTCACGGGCGGACAGCTGGACACCGGAAATGAAAGAAGCTGCAAGGCAGAAAGATTTGGAGAGGAGGATGGCAAATGGCATCGGTAACCGTAATTCCGGCAACAAAGCATAAATTTACCGCCCTGCCAATTGGCGGCGCAGCCAAACGCAGAGCAGCAGGCTATGCCCGTGTTTCCACCGACAAGGATGAGCAGTTTACTAGCTATGAAGCCCAGGTGGATTATTACACCCAGTACATTTTGAGGAATCCCCAATTTGAATTTGTGAAGGTATATACCGATGAGGGTATTTCCGGCACCAATACTCGAAAGAGGGACGGCTTTAATGAGATGATTGCCGATGCCCTGGCTGGCAAAATCGACATCATTGTGACCAAGTCCGTGAGCCGATTCGCACGAAACACCGTTGACAGTCTGGTGACCATCCGCCAGCTGAAGGAGAAAGGCGTAGAAGTTTTCTTTGAAAAGGAGAACATTTATACCTTTGACAGCAAAGGCGAGCTGCTTCTGACCATCATGTCGAGTTTGGCACAGGAGGAAAGCCGCAGCATTTCCGAGAATGTCACCTGGGGCCGCAGAAAGCAATTCGCAGACGGTAAGGTTTGCTTGCCCTATGGACGGTTTCTGGGCTATGAGAAAGGGCCGGACGGCTTGCCCCGGATTGTACCGGAACAGGCAAAGACTGTCGTGCTGATTTTCGATTTGTTTATGGCAGGACTTACACCCGGTGCCATTGCCAAGCGGCTGACCGCAGATGGCATCCCGACCCCTTCCGGCGGCACAAATTGGCAGGCATCCACAATTAAGAGCATCCTGTCCAACGAAAAATACAAGGGCGACGCCCTCCTGCAGAAGGAATTTACTGTGGATTTCCTTCAGAAAAAGAAGAAAACCAACGAGGGCGAGGTTCCTCAATACTATGTTGAGGGCAGCCACCCGGCGATAATCGCACCGACCCTGTTCGACCGAGTCCAGAGCGAAATCCAACGAAGAAAAGCCCTGGGGCATCATTACAACAGCAAGAGCGTTCTGGCATCCCGGATTGTCTGCGGCGACTGCGGCAGCTTCTACGGCTCCAAGGTCTGGAATTCCAACAGCAAGTACCGCCGGGTTATCTGGCAATGCAACAGCAAGTTTAAGGGCGAAAAATGCTCGACACCCCACTTGGAGGAGCAGGACATCTACCAACGCTTTCTGACCGCCTACAACGCCCTTCTGGGGGACAAGGATGCCCTTTGTGAGGACTGCCGCATCATGCAGGCCATGCTGACGGACACCTCCGCTGTAGATGCCGATTTGGAGGCCCTGCGCAGCGAATTGGAAGTGGTGGTCGGGTTAACCAGGAAATGTATTTCTGAGAATACTGTGGCGGCACAGGATCAGACGGAGTATGAAGCCAAGTACAATGCCCTGGCGGCACGTTACAATGACCTTATCGCCCAAATTCAAGCAAAAGAGCAGAGCCGCGAGGAACGGCTGGATAAGGCCAAGCGCATTGAAATCTACATGGAGCAGATTCAGAGCCAGTCCGGTGAATTGAAGGTCTTTGATCCCCGGCTTTGGCTTGAGGTGATTGATATCGCAACGGTCTACCATGACGGCAGGATTGTGTTCCGATTCCTGGATGGACGAGAGATTGAAGCATAAAAATACGCCCATGGGTTTCCCTACGAGCGTTGCAGCAATAAGTGTGCCGACCCTTCCAGTTGGCACACTTAATCTTTCTTGTATTTCTTGAAATCGACAATGATTAGGTTGCCCTGCCGCTTTACGCCAGGTTCTCTTTTTTCCTTTCAACCTTATGAGACCGCAACATCGTCAGCGCATCCTCACGGGCCCTGTCATCAGCTTCTCTTGCCGCCTGTACAAGGGCGAGTTCATAACTACTGAGGCCGGAATCGCTTGGGGCATCATAACCGACCAGTTCATCCAGAGACACACCAAGGAATCTTGCAATCTGAATCAATATTTCCACGGAGGGCTCTCGCACTCCGGTCTCATACCGGGAATAGACAGAGGGAATGCAGCCGATGGCCTCTGCCACCTGTTTTTGGGTTAGACCTTTACGCATTCGGATTTCTTGTATTTTCATAATGGTATCCTCCATTCTTACACTTATTGTAATACCATTCTGGCAAAAAGTATATTACCGAATTGGTACTTTTCTAGTTGACAACTTACCGATGTGGCATTATACTAGTACCGAATCGGTAATTAGGAGGTGGTTCAATTGAACAGGTTACGAGTCGCCAGGGAGAGCCGGGGCCTATCTCAAAAGGAACTGGGCGAGGCGACGGGATTAACCGCTACAACAATCAGCAGGTACGAAACGGGGAAACGAAAGCTAACCGTGGAAAAAGCGCAGCTACTGGCAACAGTTCTGGACATGGATTGGGTTTGCTTATTCGAGCCACCGGATTCAAGAGTACCGCTCGATTCAAGCGAAGGAGGTAAACAGTGAAACGTGCAAAAATGGGAATGTCAGAGGCCGGTGCTATGAGTGAGCGAATCCGGCAACGACAGCAGATGAGGAGGTGTCTGTATGATAAGTAACGGAAGCGGCACCTCTACGCCGAATCGGACATTCATTCCGGCAAAACCGAAGATTGACATTTACGGTGCCGAGCGTATATTTCGTGTCTGCGCTTACTGCCGAGTGTCCACGGACAATGATGCACAGCTTTCCTCTTTCGAGCTGCAACAGGCACACTACCAACAGCTGATGGGTACGCATCCAAACTGGGATCTTCGGATGATTTACGCAGACGAAGGTATATCCGGCACCTCGCTGAAAAAGCGTGATGATTTCAATCGTATGATTGCCGCCTGTGAGCGAGGAGAATACGATTTGATTGTCACAAAGAGCGTGTCTCGTTTTGCGAGAAACCTGGTTGACTGCGTGTCCTTGGTACGAAAGCTAAAGCGGCAAACACCTCCGGTTGGCGTATTCTTCGAGACAGATAATCTGAACACCTTGTCGGAAGACTCTGAACTGATGCTTTCCTTCCTGGCGACCTTTGCCCAGGAAGAATCCGTAAAAAAGAGTGAGAGTATGGTTTGGTCGCTCCGGGAGCGGTTCAAAAACGGCAAACTGCTCACCCCGGCACTTTTGGGGTATGAGCGCCCCAGGGATGCGGTAGGCAACTACATCAAATATGCACCTCTGCAAATTGTAGAATCTGAAGCTGCAATCGTCCGGTTCATTTTTGATGCTTTCCTGGCTGGCAAATCCACAAGAGAAATCGCTGAATTTCTTACCGACATAGAATGCCCCACCAAAACCGGAGGCATCGAATGGAATGAGGGGTCCATCAACTACATTCTGCGGAACGAACGGTACTGCGGCAGCGTGTTGACCTGGAAAACCTTTACTGCGGATTTGTACGAGCATAAGCATAAACGGAACCGGCAAGACCGTGACCAGTACCTTTACACCGACCAACATGAGGCGATTGTATCGGTGGAGACCTTCGAGGCCGCTCAAGTGCTTCTGGATAACCGGAAGCACCATGTCAGAGGACGGCTTCCTACCATGCAGGTCATTGGCGACGGCATCTTCCGGGGCTATGTTCCCATCAATCACCATTGGATTAACGATGACCCCAACGCATACTACCAGGCTTCCAACAGCGTTGATAACGGTGGCCAAGTACGCAGGGTGCGGCGCAGCCTTTTCAGCGCGTTTGATTTGGAGGGCTACCAGGTGGTGCGTGGCCAGTTTATGACCGCTCGATCTGAATGTCCCACAATCGCTGTAACCAATAATAAAATTTCGTTCAATGTGGTCTGCGCCCGGAGATTTATCGATGTGCCGTACATCCAGCTTCTGCTCCATCCTTCGGAGCGGAAAATTGCCATTCGGCCCTGCAAAGAAAACGCACCGCACAGCATTCGATGGCGACCGGACCCCGGCAAGCCTGTCATCCAAAAGACAATATCTTGTCAGCACTTCGGCAATGCTCTGTTTCAGATTATGGAGTGGAATCCGGACTATTTATACCGCATCCGAGGCACTTGGGTAGCAAGAGGCTCGGAGCAGATTATTGTTTTCAATCTGTCCAATGCGGTGCCGGCAGCGTTCCTTGAGGCAGAAACCGATGATGGAGATGCTGCCAAGAAGCGGCGCGTTGACCTCTGCCCGGAGGAATGGAACGATAACTTCGGCGAAGAGTTCTATGAATACAGCCTACAGAACAGCTTTTACTTCCTTGCCCCCAGAACAGATTGGAAGGCGCAGGCAGACAGCATAGCAGTACCCGGACAAGACCAGGTCACCATCCTCACAGATGCGGAACTGGAAGAAAGTATGATAAATCTACGAAAGAGAGTTGGTTCAAGACATGGAGAATAATCAGTTAGATTTCCTGTTCAACAACAGCGTTCCCATCACGGGTGCGGTGGATGAAGAGCAGGAGGTCGTTGACCTGGCTGGCTACCAGGTTACCAAAGCCGAGCTTTTTTCGCATACAAAAGAGCCTGCAATTACCGTATGGCAGACACGCATCAAGTTCAATATGGCCTGTCTGCGGAAGTTCCCCGGCGTGAAGTACATTCAGATTCTGATTCATCCGGATCAGCGGCGATTGATTATCCGCCCCTGCGACCCGGACACGCCGGACTCGCTGCGGTGGGCAAACGGTGGCGGCGAAAAGGAACTGAAAAACAGAGACCTTTTGTGCAAGGTGTTTGCAGCAAAGATTTTCGACCTCATGGGTTGGAATGAGGAATACCGCTACAAGGTGTTGGGCAAGCCCGTCACCTGCGATGGCGAGGTGCTGTTCCTTTTCCAGCTGTCAGACTTTGAACTGTTCGTTTCTGGCAAGGGCCGGAAATCTTATCTGCCTTCCGATTGGAGAGACTACTTCGGCACTCCTGTGGAGAAGCACGAGGAAATCTACAAAATCGACCTGGCAGACGGTTACATCACCACCAACAATGTATAAGGAGGAAAAGCTATGTCCCTTTATGATGGCAGCGCAAGCGAAATCAGCTTGCAGGGCTTCCAAATTGTCCGTGGGCAGATGTTTAATCGGCAATCAGAGCCTGCCATGACCATGTGGTACAGTTCTGCATCGTTTAATACTGCTTGCTATAGTGCCCTTAATGACTGCACCTGCATCCAGATGCTCGTCAACAGCGAGGAGAAGAAAATCATCGTCCGTCCTTGCCCCTCCAAGGACAAGGATGCGGTGACCTGGCTGACTGCTGCAGACAAGGTGAAGTATAAGAAAATCGAATGCTCTCGGTTGACCCATCAGCTGTTTGACCTTTGGGGGCTGAAAAAAGACCTCCGGTATCGTGCCAGCGGCAAACTGGTGGTTGCGGACCAGAAAGTGATGTTGATGTTTGATTTT